CAAAGCGCCAGACCCGTCTGCGCCGGTCAGCCCAACCGAGCGGCCAGACTGGCTGCCGGAAAACTTTTGGAAGGACGGCAATGCCGACTTCGAGGGGCTGGCAAAGAGCTGGCGAGATCTTCGCGGCAAGATCAGCAAAGGCGCTCACAACGCCCCGGCTGATGGCAAGTATGACCTGTCATCCTTTGGCGAAGGCAACGCCGAAAACCCGATGGCAAACACCCTGTCCGGCTGGGCAAAGGAGAACGGCCTGTCGCAGGCGCAGTTCGACGACCTAGTCGGCCAGCTGCAGACCCAAGCCAAGGAGCTCATGTCTGCCGACTTTGTCGACCCAGCAGTCGAGATGAAGAAGCTCGGCCCCAACGGCAGGGCCATGGTCGACGGCATGGTCGACTGGGCGCGTGGCCTGGTCAACAAGGGCGTCTGGTCAGCCGAAGACTTCGAGGAGTTCAAGATCATGGGCGGCACGGCTCGAGGCCTGAATGCCCTGGTCAAGATCCGCGAAGCCTACGAGGGTCGGGTGCCGATTCAGTCTGCACCGATTGAAGGAGCGCCGACCCAGGAAGAGCTCTACCAAATGGTGGCCGATCCCAAGTACAAGACCGATCCCGCCTACCGGCAAAAGGTCGAGAAGCTGTTCAACCAAGTCGTCAAGGACTAGCCGGTCGGGTCTTGTACAGATTGCAATCGACTGTGTTGCATTTTGGATACAGTTGCCTACAATCTGCTGCAAGGCCCACCGGGTTCCCCCGACCCTGACTCGCAGCGAGATGCTGCCGAGTGGCGACCGTAAGTCGCAAGCACAGGCCCGCATGACGCGGCTCACCGACGCGCAAACCCTGACTAATCAACCGAACGAGGTTCTCAAATGGCTATCTCTCTGAGCAATGCCTTTGTGACACTCTTCGACGCAGAGGTCAAACAGGCTTACCAGGGCAAGGCAATGCTGGTGGGCGCTGTGCGTCAGCGTCGTGGTGTCGAAGGCTCTACCGTTAAATTCCCGAAAGTCGGTCGTGGCGTGGCAACTGCCCGCGTGACTCAGACCGATGTCACGCCGATGAACGTCGGCTTCTCAACCGTTACCTGCAGCCTGACCGACTGGAACGCTGCTGAGTATTCGGACGTTTTCTCGCAGGCAAAGGTCAACTTTGACGAGCGCTCTGAGCTCGCCCAGGTGGTCGGCGCTGCAATTGGCCGTCGCCAAGATCAGCTGATCCTCGACGCGCTGGCTGCTGCTTCCGGCACCGGCACCGTGGCGAACTCGATTGGTGGTGCAAACACCAACATGAACATCGCCAAATTGCGCGAGGCTGCAAAGATCCTGAACCGCAACAACGTGCCTGCTGAAGGCCGCAACATCATCATCCACGCCAACTCGCTGGCCGCAATGCTCGAGCAGACTTCGGTCACCAGCTCGGACTTCAACACCGTCAAAGCGCTGGTACAGGGCGAAATCAACCAGTTCATGGGCTTCACGTTCCATGTCCTGGGCGACCGCTCTGAAGGTGGCCTGCCGATCGATGGTTCGTCGGATCGCACGCTGTACGCCTTCCACAAGGACGCCATCGGCTACGCAGAAGGCATCGCTCCCAAGACTGAGATCAACTACATCCCTGAGAAAACGAGCTGGCTGGTCAACGCTCTGTTCTCGGCGGGTTCGGTTGCGATCGACGCCGAGGGTATCGTCAAGATCACTGCCCGCGACACTGCGGCTGCAGCCTAATAGGAGGGTCTGAAAATGGCTTACTCTGCAGACGGCTTTACCGCCTACTCCGCGTCCAAGCGCGGCAACGCACCGTCGATGTACGGCTACAAGACTGCCGATACCATCGCCGATGTCAACACCAGCGGCTACTTCAACTCGCTGGCCAATACGCTCGAAGTGGGCGACATCATCCACTGCGTGACCTCGACCGGTTCGACCGCCGTCGTCACTCTGGTGTATGTCGTGTCCAACGCAAGCGGTGTTGTGGACGTGACCGACGGCACCACGCTGTCGAACACTGACAGCGACTAAGCTGTCATCACAGTAGTGCCGGGGGCTGGTCTCTTTTAAGGGATCGGCCCCTTCTCACATTAAGAGGTTGCGATGGCAGCAGGTGATACCGGGATCACAATTTGTTCAGATGCCCTGCTCCTGATTGGCGCAAAGGCCATCACGTCGTTCAACGACGGCACCGACGAATCGTCGGTTTGCGACCGTTTGTACCCAGACATCCGCGACTCCACGCTGGTGATGTACCCGTGGAGTTTCAACACCAAGAAGGTTCAGCTCGCTCGCCTGCTGACCGCGCCGACTTCAGTCTGGCGCTATGCCTATCAGCTGCCGGGTGACCGCCTTGCCGGCCCGCGTGCTGTGTATGACACCGCCAGCCCAGGCGCTGCGGTTCAGAAAGACTGGGAGATCCAGGGCGACCAGCTGCTGACCAATCTTGAGGCTGTGTTCATCGACTACCAGTACAGCGTCGGTGAGTTTGCCTGGCCGCAGTATTTCACCCAGCTGATGAAGTACATGGTCGCTTGGCACATCGCCGAGCCGATCACCGAACAGCAGGACAAGTCGCTGCGCTGGGAGCGCAAGGCAGTGGGTGATCCTGCCGAGAATGGCCGCGGTGGTTACTTCCGCACGGCAATGAACATTGATGCGCAAGGTCAGCCGACCCGTGCGATGGAAGACTATACCCTCATCGCGGTGAGAAACTGATGCCGCGCTTCGTCGACTTTGCCACCAACTTCAGCACGGGCGAGCTCGACCCGTTGCTGCGTGCGCGGGTTGACCTGCAGTCCTATCCGAACGCGCTGGCCAAGGCGACGAACGTGCTAATCCAGCCGCAAGGTGGACTGCGCCGCCGGCCAGGCTTGAAACACATCCTTGAGCTGCCAAACACTAGCACCGCGTCTGCCGGCAACGGCGTGCGCCTGGTGCCGTTTCAGTTCTCGGTCGATGACTCCTACATGCTGTGCTTCACGCACAACCGCATGTATGTCATCAAGAACGGTGCTGTGGTGGCCAACATCAACAGCAGCGGCAACAACTACCTGACGACCAGCATCGGCAGCAGCATTGTCGATGACATGTGCTGGACGCAGTCTGCTGACACGCTGATTGTCGTCCACCCAGATCTGCAGCCGACCAAGATTGTGCGCGGTGCATCTGACTCCAGCTGGACTGCCAGCACGATTACGTTTGACAGCATCCCAAAGTACGCCTTCACGCTGTCGGCAAGCAACCCGTCCGGCACAATCACGCCGTCTGCGGTGGCCGGCAACATCACGATCACCGCATCGTCCTCGGTGTTTACCAGCGGCCATGTGAACCAGTACATCAATGCCAGCCCCCAGGGTCGGGCAAAGATCGTCAAGTACAACTCTGGGACATCTGTCGACGCAATTACCGAGTACCCGTTTTTTAATACGTCAGCTGTCGCGAACGGCAGCTGGGAGCTCGAGACCGGCTACGAGGATGTGTGGAGTGCGGGCAAGGGTTGGCCGCGGTCAGTGACCTTCCATGAAGGCCGGCTGTACTTTGGCGGCAGCAAGTCTCGCCCTTCGACCATCTGGGGCTCAAAGATCAATCTGTTCTTCGATTTCGTGCCAAGCGAATCGCTGGACGATGACGCAGTCGAGGCGACCCTTGACACCAATGAGCTTAACGTCATCACCGACATCATCAGTTCGCGGGATTTTCAGGTGTTTACGACTGGCGGTGAATTCTATGTGCCGCAGCAAGGCACCGACCCGGTGACGCCATTGACGTTCACCTTTAAGAACGTCAGCCGCAACGGCATCAAACCTGGCACGCGAGTGCAGTCGGTCGAGTCCGGCAGCATCTACATCCAGCGCCAGGGCAAGTCGTTAAACGAGTTTGTGTTTAGCGACACGCAGCTGACCTACATCACGCAGCGCATCTCGCTGCTGTCCGGCCATCTGTTGAAAGGCCCACAGCGTATTGCATTGCGTCGTGCTGCCAGCACCGAGGAAGCTGATCTGCTGATGATGACCAACACCAGCGACGGCACGATGGCGGTGTTTTCAATCATGCGCAGCCAGCAGATCACGTCACCCAGCGAGTACATCACCGACGGTGATTTCCTTGATGTTGGTGTCGACGTGACGCAGATTTATGTCGTGACCAAGCGCGTGTTCAATAGCACAACCCGGTACTTTATTGAGCAGTTCAAGGACGATCTGTATACCGACTGCGCATTTACGGGCGGTGCCGCAGCAAGCGCAAGCAGCCTGCCGCATGTCGGCAAAGCGCTGAACGTCATCACCGATGGCGTGCCGCAGAGTAACGAGACCGTGAGCGGTGGCGGCTCGGTGACGTTCGACCGCGCATCGACCACCAGCTACGAAGTCGGCCTGCCGTTTACGGTCTATGCCAAGACGATGCCGGTGGAGATCAAGCTGCAGACCGGCAGCCGTGTGTCGTTCAAGAAGCGCATCGTTGAGATCAGCGCGGTGCTGGATGACACGCAGCACTGCCTGCTCAACGCGCAGGAGGTTGCTTTTAGATTGATGGACAACCCGCTGCTGGATGACCCAGTGCCGACGTTCACCGGCATCAAGCGCGTCAACGGCATCCTCGGCTACAGCCGCGAGCAGGCGATCGAAGTGACGCAGAGTCTGCCGCTGAAGATGAATTTGCTCGGCCTTGATTACCGAGTCGCTGTCTATTCGGGAACCTGACTATGGCTGATCCAGGACAACTTGTCGCAGGCGCTGGGTTTCTTACCAGCTACGCGCAGTCGCAGATGCAGATCGCTGCTGGCATTCAGCAGCAGACCGGTTATCTGTTGCAAGCACGCGACAACCTCGCCGTGGCCGAGGTGCGTGCCGACATGGCAGAGATGTATGCCGCCATCCAGGCAGGCCGCACGCTCAAGAAGTCGCAGATGGAGTCGCAGAACTACCAGATCGCTGGCAACACGCTGCTGAAAAACATGCGTGCGACCAACGCTGCGATTCGCGCTCGAGCTGCTGCGAATGGCGTGGTGCTGGGCGAAGGTAGCGTGCAGGCCGTGCAGAACGAAAACGTCAGAGCAACCATGTTCGACGTTGGCATCACCGACCTGAATGCACTGACCGCTCGCATCATGGGCTACGAAGACGCGACCGCACTGGTGCAGTCGACCGAGTACCAGAACATGCTGAACCTGTTCACCGCAGAGCGCCAGGGTGCGCAGTACGAACAGGCTGGCAGCGCAGCGCGCACGTCAGGTGGGCTGCTCAGTAACGCAACGCTGGCAACTGGCGCAGTCAATTTTGGCGAGCGGTACTTTGCTGACAAAGGTAAGAAAGGCTAATTATGGCAACGCGACTGACAGAAGGACAAGTACAGCTGCGCGGTGCCGGCGGTGTGCCGATGCAGCAGGTCGTGCCGACCGAGGTCGACTACATGACCGCTGCCCGCGCTGAAGCTAACGTCAGCAACGTGTATGCGCAGATCCTTGACCGGATGGCCACGAGCATCAACAAATACTCTGCCGAGCTGCGTACAAAAGAAGGGTTAGATTGGGTTGCAAATAATCCAGTAACCGACATTGATTTACAACTGGCGCGTGATGGCGTTGTAGTTGGTTTGGGCGGCGGCATTGGAAAAGTGTCAGGAGACTTCCCTAGCTTTTTTAATGCTGCCGTTCGCAAAGCAAGATCAGAAGAGCTCGCCGGCCACTTTATTCTTCACGCCAGCAATGAGCTTGGAAAAATGTTGGTGCAAGTTGAGAACAACGAATTGCAATCGAGCGATGTTGAAAACAAGATCGCCGCACTTGCCGGAAGTTTTCAAAAGGTCGTTGCCAAGGCAGATCCAGACGCAGCGCTCAAGGTTGCCGCAACCATCAAAACGCACGGATCAACCGTCCTAAACAAAGCATACGAGGTTCAGCTCAAGCGCGAAAAAGAACAGCGGCTCATAACATTTGACCTTGGCTTTAACGAGCAATTGCGTTTACTGCAAGCAAAAATAGAACAAGGTTTTTGGGTTGATGAAAATGGCCAGCAAAGAAGTGTTGAAGATTATGTAAATGTAGTTCGCAATTTTGTTGCCTCAACAGCGTTAACTCATGGTGGCCTTGCGTTTCAAAAAGAATATTCCGAAAAGTTTGAAACCCAACTCCGCGAAGTCAGAAAAAATGTTGTGCTTGTTCACATTGTCTCTGACCCGAATTTAATGGGTGATTATGAGGGGACTCGAAACAAGATTATTGCGGGCGATCTTGGACGAGTTAGCCCCATCATCCAATACATCAAACAAAATGACCCGGATTCATTTGTTAAGATTCTAAATTCTTTTACTCAGCAGTCTGTTGACGTTGAAAGCAACAGAAGGCAAAAACAAGAAGAGGAGAAGAAATTAAAAGACAGAAGGTTGGTTGAGCTATATGCGGAATGGCACAGGGCAGGCCCGGCTCAAAGGCGTGCGCTTGAGGCTCAAATGGTTCCTTTGGCGGGAACAATGGATCAGCTCGACAAATTCTTGAAGGATGACAAAGACAATAAAGGCGATCCGTTGGTAAGAATGCGCTTAAAAGATGAAATTAAAAACAATCGAATTACAGACCCTGGGCAATTGCTGCCTTATTTCAATCGTGGGCAAATCAACCCAGCGCAATTAAACGAGCTGCAAGAATTTATTTACTCAACTGAAAAGCCGCAGATTGCGGCTGCAGAGCAAACATTGCGTCGATTCTCTGGGGTGCCAGACAACCTAACCAGTGCTTTCGATCCAAAATCATCTGAGTTTGTTAAGCATGAAAAACTTAAGCAGCGGTTTGACGATCTTGTGCGCATTGAGCAAGACAAGCAAAGAGCGCTGCCGCCAGAAAAAAGGACGGGGGTTGACTACGAAGGAATAGCCAACCAAGTAACAAAAGGGTTTAGGGAAAATGATGTTGCAATTGATCGCAAAAAAGACGCTCAAGCAAAGCTAGAAAAAATATCAGCAAAAGCAAAAGAAGAGTTTGGCGTCAACGTGACGATCAATGCAAATACGAGCATGGCAGATTTGATGGCGCTTGAGGCAAAAAGAAAGAAAGACATACTGCCAATAAAGGTCGTGGTGTTTACGAAAGACGAACTGAAACGCATTGAGAAGCTGATCAATATTTTGAAAGAATGACATGCGTTCATTGATTGAACAGGAATACATAAACGACCTGCTGGCGACAAAGTATCCGGTAGAGTCTATTGACGGTATGCAGCTGGCTGCTGCTGATACCGGTCGCCTGCCGGAGGTTGTGGTTACCGGTGAGCCTGAAATGCCGACAGGTGCTGGCGGCCCAGCTGGAGTGCCAGAGCCTCGCTTTGGCCGCGGTGGCGTTACTAAAGCGCAGTCGGAGGCTGCCGGTGGTCTTGAAAAGCCGCTCGGGGCAATGCTCGACATGGGCGCTGCGACGGTCAAAGGCATGACACAAGGCTTTGTCGGCCTGCCTGGTGACATCGAGTCGCTGGCCTATGGTGTGAAAGAGATCTTCAGACGCGGTGCCGGCGAGAGTGCGCTGGATGCTTTCCTGCGTGGCATGGAAGAGCAGACCATCCTGCCAAAGACCGAAGAGATTAGGAAGTGGCTGGATGAAAACGTCGGCACCGTTGCCGGCGGACAAAATCCATACGAATCGATTGGGGAAGTTGCTGCGCCTGGTGGCTATGTTGACGTAGCCAAAGCTGGCCTCAAGGGCGCAAAAGCTCTCGGCACTGAGCTCGCACCAGTTGCCGGCAAGATGGCCGAGGATTATATGGCCAAGACCGGCGGCTTGATGAAAGCAGCGCCGGACATCAAGGTCTTCAACGAGCCGATCAAGGTACAGCCGAGCATCAACACATTGTCCGGTGGCTTCGACAATGCGATCGCCAACTTCACTACGCTCGACCAGCCGGCACGCATTGAGCGAACCAAGCAGGCCAACCAGGTACTGGCCAAGTGGCTTGGCACCAACTCAGCAGGCAAGACTAAGCCGCTGCTGACAACCAACGGCAAGCTGCTCAAGACTGAGAAAGGTGTGGAAGGCGGCGAGCCGATCACGCTGCCGGATGGCCGCAACGTCGAGAGCGCTGGTCTGGCACTTTCGCCAGCATTCAAAGAGGGCAAGTTCACAACCTGCCCGAACTCAGCATCTTGCGCTGGTGACTGCCTGGGCAAGACTTCTGGTGGCTACTTCTTCATGGGTGGTGGCGCTGATCTGAATGCACTCAAAGGCCCGCGTATGCGCAGCTTTGAGCTGACGCAGGCATTCATGCGCGACCCTGAAAACTTTGCGATCAAGCTCAACGACGAAATTACCGCGTTGAAGATCAAGGCAGCACAGAACGGCAACCACCTTGCGATTCGCTTAAACGTGCTGTCTGACGTCAACCCGCGTGTATACGAGAAGATCATCAAGGGCAATCCAGATGTGACGTTCTACGACTACACCAAGAACAACACGAATCCGATCGCACCGAACCATCACTACACCTACTCTTCGACGGGTGTGTCGCAGCCTGCTGGGTACAACGGCCTGAAAGAATCGATCAACAACCCGAACCAGAACTGGAAGCAGATGCGCCGCCGCTTGGATTCTGGGTCTAATGTCGCAATGGCGTTTAGCCACAAGTCGATCTTGCCAGAGCGCGTGATCGATGAAGAGACCGGCAAGATTTACAAGGTCATTGATGGCGACACCTATGACTTCAGGCCGCTCGACATCCAGCCGCCTGGTACTGATGGCGTCATCGTTGGTCTACGCAACAAGGCGAATACGCGCAAAGAAGTTAGTGCAGCAAAAGACTCCAACGGATTCTTTGTCCACTTCGACCCGCAGATCCAAAAGGTTAAGGGCAAGCAGGTCAGGGATGAGAGCGGGAAGCCGGTTTACGGCAACAGGGATGTTACGATTGCCAAGCAAGGCACAGGTCAGATCACGTTGACGAATGACTATCAGCCGCTTGGAGAGCCCAAATGAAAAAAGAAGTCACGCTAAACGAAGAAGATTTCCTGCAGCAGTTCCCAAATCAGTCGCTGTTCGACCGGGAGCCGGAGGACATTCCTGATTCCTTTGAGCTTGACCAGGCAGCGCTGCAGAACTTGAAGCCATTCAATTTTGCGGATCTGCACCAAGCTCCGCAGCCGGCTGCTACCCAGACCGCGACAGCCCAAGTGCCGACTGCTACGCCGGAACAGGTGCCGATTGAACAGAACAAGGAACAGACGTAATGGCCATCGATCCCCTAAACAAGCGCCTAGATCAGCTGGTCGATAGTTCGCTTCCGCTAGACAAGACGCCGCAAGAAGCGCCATCGACATTGGTTGAGCCGGTCGATGAGTTTGAATCTGTCCAGGTTGCCGGGGTCGGATCTGTTCTAAAAGAAGTCCTAAAAGGCGGCAAGGCGGTACGCGGCAAGAAACAGCTGGACATGCTGGACGCCATGAAGGCTGCACCAGAGTCGCCGCCTCCAGCTGCAGCCGCCGAAGCAGCCGCCCCGGCACCTGCTCCTGCTGCGGCAAACCCAGCCGCCCCTAAAGCAGCCGCGCCAAAGCCTGCTGTCAAGATGCCGAAGGCTGCGGTTGAGCCACCCTCCCCGCAGACATTGCAGGCAGATGCGGCGACAGCAAAAGGTGCCGGCAAGCCGCCGGAGCAGCCATTCAACCTTGATTTGTACGACGAGCAAAGCGTTGCTCAATACACCGAAGCGGTATTGAAGAACGCTGGCATTGATTACCAACGCATTACTTTTGCTGAAATTGAAGAGCGGGTTGCGCGTGAAGGCATGGGGCCGGAATACACAGCTCAGATTCGCGCTATTGCAGACCGCTACGGCGACCTGCCCTTTGAAGTGCGCCGCGCTTCGCTTGCCTTTCCTTTGCACGTTAGGGAGCTCAACACGGTTACTGAGGCACTGCTAAAGACCCCGGGCGACAAGGAGCTGCAGCGCAAGTTTCTAGAGCAGTGGGCGGTGACCGTCCATGTTGGCCAGGCAGCCAAGGATATTCAGGTTGCGCCAGCGCAGGCGCTTGCCGTATTGAACCAAAGCCGGACAAGCATTTCGGCTATGGACATGAAATCAATCAGGACTTTGCTTGATGATCCAAACATTGATGAAAACATCCGGCAGGCAGCCGAAGGCATCGCGTCCCTAGTCGATAACTCGGCAAAGGCAAAGCTGATCGACAAGCTGTCCAAGGTTGGATTTGTCAAAGATTTGTGGTTGTCCACTTGGGTTAACGGGCTGCTTTCTTGGACTGCGACGCCAACTGTCAACCTCATTAGCAACAGCTCATTTGCGCTGTTGCAGCCTTTTACCCGCTTCACAGCTGGAGCAATTGGTGGAGCGCGGCAACTGTTGCCTGGCGCTAACCCTGATCGCGTGTTCATGGGTGAGGCATTTGCTGGGTTTGCTGGCTACGTTCAGAGTAGCAAAGACGCGATGCGTTTGGGATGGGAAGCGCTCAAGACAGGCAAGACGCTGGATGATCGGATTGGCGCTGCGGCTGCCACCAAGCTAGAAACTCGCGGCGGCGCAGCTGGTCTGGATGCTGCCGAATACGGGTTTGAGGGCAAGACAGCAGCTGGCTTAACCCTGTGGTCAAAGTTTGTGGCGGTGCCTGGTCGAGTCATTCAATCCCAGGATGAGGCATTCAAGGCGCTTGCCTACAAATTTGAGGTCAATGCGCAGGCCTATCGTGATGGGGTTCGCTATGAAAACCAGCTGCTGACAGATGGTGTTGATGAGGCTACTGCGAGCAGTATGGCCAGTCAACGCATTATCGACAGCATGAACAACCCACCAGATTTTATGGACGCAGCGGCAGAAGACTTTGCCAAGATGCTGACGTACACGCGGGAGCTCGACGGGTTTGCCGCCAAGGTGCAAGAGGTCTCAAACGTCAACGTGCTGACTAAGACCACGATGCCATTTGTACGCACGCCGACCTGGTTGATTTCTGAGGGTTTGCAGCACAGTTGGTTTGCTCCGTTGTCGCAGCAATGGTGGAAGGACATAAAGGCTGGTGGTGCGCAACGTGATCTGGCGCTTGCTAAGTTTGGCCTTGGCAGCACCGCGATGATTGCGATGACCTCGCTGGCTGTTGACGGTCGAATCACTGGTGGCGGCCCTGGTAATTCAGAGTTGCGCAAAGTTTATCTACGCGATGGCTGGCGGCCTTATTCGTTCGTGTTGAATGCTGGTGAATGGGATGACGAGTTTAAGGAATATCTTGAGAATATTCCAAACATGGATCCATCAGTTGGTAAGAATGGCAAGCTGTATATCAGTATGCGTGGGTTTGATCCGATTGCTGCGCCGTTCGCCATGTCTGCCGACTTCGTTGAATATGCGCGGTATGAAGACGACCAAGACATGATTGCCCAAATCGGTCTCGGCGGTCTGTTTGGCCTGTACCAATACATCGGACAGTCGCCGTTTATGCAGACGCTGGGCGGCATGGTTGGCACACTTGGGAACAGCATCCCAAATCCCAAGCAATCAATGAAGGACGTGATCAATCAGATTGCTGGAAACGTGTCTGGCTATGTTATTGGCGGCTCGCCAATAGGTGCATGGAGCTCATTCCAGGCTGGCATTGAGCGATACATTGACGGCAGCAAAAAGGATATTACTGCGCCACCGGACATGCCGACCGGCGTTAAGGGTTGGTACGAGGGTTATCTGCGCTGGCGCTCGCGCACGCCTGGGCTGTCTGGTGATCTGCCAGATCGGTTGAATCGTTGGGCAGAGGTTGAGCCAGAGCTCGACCCAGCTCGCCCTTGGCTGGGCTTTACTGGCATCCGCACGTCTGAGTCAAAGATGCAGGAAGTCGACCGCATGTTGATCTCGCTTGGAATGCCGCTGGCCATGCCGGCAAGGGCAATCAGCCAGACGAATAATCAGGGTGTCGGTGCCACCGTAAAACTTGACACAAAGGAATACAACGAACTGCTGCGGATCTATGCGCAAGACATTCAAATCGGCGGCATGAATGTCCAAGAAGCGCTGGTACACCAAGCAAAACAACCCGATTTTTTGATGCTTGATAAATATTATCAGCAAGAAACCATCAAGATGATTGACAACAAATTTATGGAGGCGGCAAGGAAAACCTTGCTGCTCAACAGTGATTACGGTGCCGCCATTCAAGAGCGCCTTGAGATCGAGCAAGAGAGAAAACAACTACGCGGTTCGTACAAGCAGTGAGTACAATTACCAATTGGAAGGATTGAGACATGGGCGTACCAATTAACAATGTGACAAGGCGTGTGGTCTTTGCCGCTTCAGGCACAGGCCCGTATGCGTTCACGTTCGAGATCCTGGCGGCGACCGACATCGCGGTCTACAAGGACGACGCGCTGCTGGTGCTGACCACTAACTACACGGTGACGATCAACAGCAACGGTACCGGCAGCGTCACGCTGACCGCAGCGCCGACCGGTGCGACACAGATCGCCATCGTCGGCAACCGGACGATCCAGCGCACCACAGACTTCGTGACCGGTGGTGACTTCTTCGCCAACACGCTGAACGACGAGCTGGATCAGCAGACCATCTTCGCCCAGCAAAATGCCGAGGGTCTAGCGCGTGCGCTGTCTGCACCGCAGACCGACCCGACCTCGATCAACATGACCCTGCCTCGAGCATCACTGCGTGCGAACAAGGCACTCGGCTTTGATGCCAACGGCAACCCGGCGATTGCAGAAACACTGGGGAGCAACCGTGGCAACTGGGCAGCGGCAACGCTGTACTACGCACGCGACATCGTCAAAGACACCACTAACAGCAACGTCTATCAGTGCTTGGTACAGCATACCTCTACAGGTGCGCTGCCTATCAGCACCAACACCGATGTCGCAAAATGGTTCTTGCTGGTGGATGCAGCAGCAGCTGCGACCTCTGCCAGCAACGCGGCCTCCTCTGCATCGGCTGCGGCAACCAGCGCATCAAACGCGGCGTCATCGGCCAGTGCTGCCTCGACATCCGCAAGCAATGCTTCGACATCTGCAACAAATGCAGCGTCCAGTGCATCGAGTGCGGCGAGCTCTGCGTCCAGCGTGACATCTGGCGTGACCACTGCCAGCGAATGGGCGACCAAGACCACCGGCCTAGTGTCCAGCACCGACTACTCTGCCAAGGCATGGTCGATCGGCGGCACAGGGGTAACCAACGGATCTGGCGCAGCCAAAGAGTGGGCGACCAAAACCAGCAGCACGGTTGACGGTACAGACTACTCTGCCAAGTATTACTCGCAGCAGGCGTCAACGTCGGCAAGCAATGCGTCAAGCAGCGCATCTGCTGCCAGCAGCTCGGCCAGCTCGGCCAGCACGTCAGCGTCCAATGCCAGCACGTCGGCGAGCAACGCTGCGAGCTCGGCATCGGCGGCCTCGACATCGGCGAGCAACGCATCGACCAGCGCGACCAACGCAGCAAACTCTGCGAGCTCGGCAAGCACCAGCGCGACCAACGCGGCCAACTCAGCCAGCTCTGCGTCGACATCTGCGACGAGTGCTGCTGCATCTGCGACTGCCGCAGCCGCGAGCTATGACAGCTTTGACGATCGGTACCTGGGCGCAAAGACTGCCAACCCGACACTGGATAACGACGGCAATGCCCTGCTGACCGGTGCGCTGTACTTCAACAGCACAGCCAACGAAATGCGGGTCTACACTGGCTCTGTCTGGCAGGCGCTGCCGACCCTGCCGGATCTGACGGTCGAGAAGAGCTTCAAGGCCACGGCAGGCCAGACCAACTACACCTTCACTGGTGGCTACCGGGTCGGCTTCACCTATGTTTGGGTCAACGGTGCGCTTCTGTACAGCGACGAGATCACCGCAACCGATGGCAGCACCATCACCTTCAGCACCGCGCTGATGCTGAACGACGAGGTGCGCATCCTGACGTTCAAGGCCGTCGCCTCGGTGACGGCTGCTGATGTCGGAGCTCTGCCGACAACCGGCGGCACGATGACTGGGAACATCACTTTCAACGCTGGCCAAACCTTCCCAGGTGCAGCATCGACCGGCAAGGCCATCGCAATGACAATTGTTTTTGGAGGTTAATCATGGCAGCTCCCAACGTAGTCAACGTCGCCACCATCACCGGGAAGACTGCTGTGCAAGCAGTCGGAACATCGGCCACGGCGATCGTCAGCAACAGCGCAGCAAGCGGCAAGGTCTTCAAGGTCAACGCGCTGTATGTGTCAAACATCGACGGCACGACAGCATACGAGATCACGGTTGATCTGTTCCGCAGCAGCACCGCGTACAGACTCGGCAGCACGATTACTGTGCCAGCAGATGCGTCGCTAGATGTCATCAGCAAGTCGATCTACTTGGAAGAAGGCGACAGCTTGCGCTTGACGGCCAACACCGCAAGCAAGCTCGAGGCAATCTGCAGCTACGAGGAGATCAGCTAAATGGCTCGCAAAGGAACTGGCGGCGTGCTCGGCGTGGCCAACACGCCGACCACTTCCGCTGCGTCGGGTATCTGGACGCTATTTGAACAAGCTCGCTGGAAGAACGCCAGCGCGTGGCCTGCTGCGCCGACTGTACCTGGTGCGCCGACTAGCGTATCTGCAACCGCTGGCAATGCGCAGGCAACCGTCACGTTCACCGCGCCTGCAAGCAACGGCGGCAGCGCGATTACTAGCTACACGGTGACATCCAGCCCTGGAGGCATCACCGCATCTGGGTCTGCGTCGCCGATCACCATCACTGGCTTGACCAACGGCACGGCGTACACGTTCACCGTGACCGCAACCAATGCAGTCGGCACTGGTTCTGCGAGCTCTGCATCAAATAGCGTCACTCCAGCTTCCGTATCTGCACCTTCGACAGTTGACTACCTTGTTGTTGCCGGTGGTGGTGGTGGTGCTAAAGAATTGGCTAACGGTGTGGGCGCAGGCGGTGGAGGCGCTGGTGGTTATCGAACTAGTACTGGCCTGTCTGTATCGGCAGGAACCAATTACACAGTAACCATTGGTGCTGGCGGCGCAACGCAAACAACTAGCAGAACACGAGGCAACTCTGGCTCCAACTCCGTCTTTTCAACTATCACATCTACTGGTGGCGGTGGTGGCGGTGCTGGAGGTGCTGGAATTTCGGATGGCCTTTCCGGTGGAAGCGGCGGCGGTGCGTGTTATGGAGGAACCGGCGGCGCAGGAACATCTGGGCAAGGAAACAATGGTGGCAATCAACCCGGCGGCTCAGTTTATGGCGGCTCTAGTGGTGGTGGCGCAAGCGCAACAGGTTCTGCTGCAACAGCAAGCGCCGGGGCAAATGGCGGTAACGGTTCTGCTTCTTCAATATCTGGCACATCTGTCACCTACGCAGGTGGTGGTGGTGGTGGCGGTCTTCTTGCTGCTGGCGGTA